AAAAGATACTCTTAGGACCATCATTGGTCCCGGCAATACTATGGGCGTAGGTGAAATGCGAGAACAGATTCGCACAGGGGCCAGAATGGAATTAGGTGTTTCTGAAGCAAATTATGAACTTTTACAAATGATATCAAGGGGCGGAATTGTAGATGATTTTTCAGAAGAAGCAAAACAAAACTACACTCTCATAAGAGCTCAGCAAACACAAGCAAGATTAAATCAGGCTTATGGTGTATCGGGGCCATCAGTCTCCGCATCGGTAGCCCCACCTCCAGGATCTGCTGCTGCAGTAGAGTTCCTGGACCCAGCAGATATATCTCCTGATGCACTTGGATTTATTGATGACATAGATGATTCAATAGCAGGAGGTTCTGGCTCGGCTCCTGATAAACTTTATACTAGAATGGGAAGAATGTTTAAATCAGGAGGAATGGGAGATTTATTTCAGGATTCTATTATTAGAAACTCAGCTTACGCACTAGTCGGTTTGGCAGCTTTCGGTTTTATTTATTCAGCATCTAAAGAAAGAACTCAGGAGCAAATTGAAGGTCCTCCAATGCTCCCAGGTGGTAGCGCCTACGAATCAGATTTTCCTAAAGCACTTCCATCTATATCTGATTTAAAATACTTAAATCCAACCACTGCAGCTATGAGTTATAAAATACATTTAAGTGGCTCTCAAGCAGACGCTGAAAAGATGCGACAACTAGCTGGAGGTGTTGCTACAGGCCCAATTAACACTACTATGTATAATGGGCTCCCAAGATTAGGTAGAGACCCATATTCGAATGTAGCATCTAGCTTTTAGGTAATATTATGATTTTTGGCGCAGGCACTCAAAATGCAAACTTAAAAAAAGCTGCCAACAAAAGAGTTGACCCAACACCAAAAGCTAAATCAGTAAGTAAATTATCAGGAAGAATATCTTCTTCGCAAAAATCTTCTAGTGCCACAAGCCCAACCATAGAGCCAGCATCTAAAATTTCTAGAAGTTCTGGACCTTCCGATCCAGTCAGAGGGTCTTTTGAGGGATTAGATAAATCAGCAGGAACCTTAATTCTACCAAAAGGTGCAGGCTATGATAATAAGAATTTTCAGACTGCAAGGTATAAGGAAAAAAATAATTTTAAATCATTAAATTATGGGTCAAATAACTTTGCAGGCTTTAAAAAAAGTGGTAAAATAACAAGGTACGGATCTTCTGTAGCTCAGAATAGTTCAGCCAATAAACTAGGCGCAAAACTAACTGTAGAAAAAATGTTTAGGTAATATATGTCAGATACTCAAAATACTTATAGTTCATCAAACCTTAATCCGTTCGTTGCATGGGCGCGGATATCCCGACGCTGATAAAAAATATAGTTTTCTTTCAAAAACAGCAAGGGATAGAGTCAAATTTTTAATTAATGACCTTCCAACAAAATTAGATGAATTAGATGAAAAAGGAAATAGCAAGTTAGGGTTAGCTCGGCAACTCTGTAAGTCTTGGGCTAACTCGGTGATTCTATAAGTGATCTTTTTTCTGTAAGCAACTCAGCTCATCAGTTAGATCAAAAATATAGAAAGGAACTATTTGATAAAGTATTAAACTCTGGTATCTTAGATTTAGTTGAGGAAATAGGTGGATTAAGAGAATTTTCTAGAAAAAGATTTTCTAGTCTTGAAACACTAACTGGATCTGCAGAAAATAAAGACCCAAACAATGCAATCAATAATGCAGAGAGAGATATTAGATGGCAAAATGAATTGATTAAAGTAAGAAACTTTTTTGCAAAAGATCCTATTACTTTATCAATTATATATCAATATTTCCCTAACTTAGCTAATTTATTTTTGTCTGCACTGGCTGCAACGGCTGACTATGGTCACATGGATGATGATCCATTAAATGATACTAAATATATCATGGAACAAATGTTTAAATCATTTGGAACAGATAAAAATACTGGAGAAGCAGTTTTTGAACCAGTATGGGATACAAAAGATTTCTTAACAGTACAAAAGCTACAAAAAGCAATTGAAAGAATGGCAATACCATCTAATATTACTCCTGCTACTCCAGATATTTTTCACTTAAGAATAGGTGCAGCTAATTTTTATGTGCCACCAGTTTCCATATCTGTTAATACTGCATTTAAGACTGGAAGTATGACGGGTGGAGCAATAAGACAAAAGTCTTCTCCTAAGTTTAATTCTGGTTACAGAGAAACATCAATAAATATAAGACTTTATTTTCCAAACTATGAAAATATATGGGGCATTGATGTAGACGATGGATCAAAATTAAGTGTTAATTCAGATTTTAAAATTGACTTTAATGACGAAGCAGATACACAAAAAGTAGATAAGTTTCTATCATCATTAAGAGGTTTGGTGGCAGCGTTTAAGTACTCTCCAATACTTCCTGTTAAAAATCATTATTTAAATAGCGTTCATAAAATAACTGGAGTAGTGCTCAACTCAATGAGTATATCTACAATACCAGATTATCCATTTGCGCTTGTTGTGGATTTAGAATTATTAAACTTTAATCATAAACCATTTTTGCCAATGATAAAAGATTTTAATCAATCAATTCACTGGGGCAAGTATAGACACTTTATGGGTCGTGCAGCTGGATCAATGTACAATTATATAAGTGAAGATTTTATATCTGAATCAGACAAAGAAGAAGAATCTTCCAGTAAAACTTTTGGTTTTGACAGTTCTTCAACAAATAGTTTTAATTCAGAACGGAGAAGACGACCAGTATCCAGATAGAACTGACTCAAATGGAAATAGTGGATTTGGCCAAAGCTCTACCTCCGCTGATACAAACGTCTACGATGATAAAACATCTGTATTAAAAACAAATGTATTAAAAGAATGGGAAGATGGAAAAAATATTCAGCTATACATTCCATCAAGCGTTCAGTCAAAAATATTTACTCCAGATATTTCTTCTTTTAGAACCTCAGAAGAAGTAGCAAGAACAGATGTTGGCAGAGGTTTTTGGGAAAGTCTATTAGGAAGATTTGGGTTAGACGTTAACGAATCAGAATCTTACCATAGAGATTTAGAAAGTGTTATATACACATCTAAAAACAATATCATAGGACCTTCCGCAAAAAACAAAGCTGCAATAATGCTTACGGTCATTCAAGCTCGGCGCAAGTTCTAACGACATAAAAGATAAAGTATATGACAATTTAGCTGTTGATTATTTATCTACAAATAATATAACAGATCCTGATGTTACAGAATATATTAAAGATAGAAAGTCCAGTAGCGAATTAGAGATTCCTGCAATTCCAGGAGACACAAGTTCTGGTGGCAATCCAGCATACCCAAATCTAACACAAGGTCAGATAGATCTTAAGGAAGGCAAAGACAAGATACACAACGCTGCTTATTCAGAATATAAAGATACTGGCAGTTCAAGTTCAATTCTTTCATATTTTATAGAACAAGAAACAGACAAAAAAGCAACAAGAAAACAAATTACATTTACTAAAGATAATAAATATTCAAACCAAGAATGGTTAGCAATAAAAGAAAAAGTTGAAGAAGAACTTGTAATGGCATTTAATGTCGGGTTATACGAAAGATTTTTTGCTAACGAAGATATAATCGGCTTGTTAGAAGCCGCTCAGGCACGTCAAGGGGCATTCTCATTTAGAGAATGGGACGTGCCGATGATGAAGCTCGACTTGGATCCAAAGTCAGTAATAGTCAATGCCGTTACAGTGAGCTTGGGAAATAACCTTGCTAAGATGCAAATTCAAATGGAAGACGAACCAACATATCAGCACATAGGTGCAAAAGACACTTTTGTAAGTATGTCTTTAACTATATTTGGAGAAAAAGAATTAAGAAAAATTAAAAACATGTTTGACTTTTTATCAGGCCTTGCAAGGCTTGAACACGCTGCAGGCGTCATAGGCTTCATGGGAATTAAAAATATTATTACCGCATTGGCTGGAGTTAAGTATGTTCTTCCACTATCCTACAATGTAAACACAGTACCAAACTATCCACACGTTTATCAAGTAGAGCTGTCTCTTGTTGACTTTGACGTTTTTCAACAAAAAAGAGAAATGATAAGCAATGAGCAGCAAAGAAAGTTTATTGAACAATTTAAATCTAAAAGAAATCCATTCTTAAGACTTAAGCAAAACTGGGGAGTTTTTAACGCCTACCCAGATTTGCCATTACAAGTAAAAGATAGTCTTGGAGATACAGTAGGAACTTTAGATCCTGATTTTTATTTTAGATCATTTGAAACATTTGACCAAGACTTAATTAATAACATTATAGATAGAGACGAATTCCATATACCAATAAAAAGTGATTTAGATTCAATTGAATTAACAGAAGCTGATAAAGCAATAGCAGACACCGTTAAGCAAAACCTGCTATTAAGTAACGGTTCGATAGAAGAAGCAAAAAATTATTTAATTAATACACTAAATATGGAACCAGCAAAAGCTATGATGATATTTAGAAAAGCTATATTTGATACTGATAATGAATCAATCATAGAACAAACGGGATTAAATAGAAGTAGAAATATAGCAAATAAATTTCCAGATATTTGGAAAGATTTTATTGAAACATTTGTTGATGAGCTTGGCGTTGAGCATACATTTGCAGATCTAAAGTTTGCAACCGAATATGGCGAACTAAGAATCGGAGATTTGGTTACAGGTTCTAAAGAACAAATCAAAGCTTTTAATTCTTTAGTTATGGAAAGTGAATATTCACTTAAAGAAGGAAAGCTTCCATCTTTTGATCCCGATGAGGTTCCTTATGGCGGCGTCCTTTATTACATGCCATCTGCTGACTCATCATCATTAGGAAAGATTCCAGGAATTTACCAAACTCCAGATGGAGGTTTTTTACTTGGTTACTCTGCAGAAGAAGATGGTCGATTCTACATTGCGCTTGATAACCTAAATGTAGTACCCGACGCGGATGGTAACGCTGTTTTGCTTGGAGCAAAGTCAACTCCAGTCGCTGACACTTCAACTCCAGAAAGAGATAAGCAAGAAGTACATACTCAGGTTCCTGGTGCAGTGCCACTAGACTCTTATCAAAGAGGCTATGGAACAAATTCTAAAGACGAAATGCAAAGCGTTAGTTCTTCTGGTGGCTACAAAGAAGCTTTAAAGCACTGGGAAAAAATGATGATGGATACCCAGTATAGAGATAAGTCCTACAGAATGATAAGGGCATTCCCAACTTATATGTTGTGGCTTATAGACGAAAGTTACTTTTCCGGAACAAAACTTTTTGACAACTTTTATGGATTGCAATCTGTAATAGATTTTTCTATTGTTCAATCTGAGGATATTTTAGGAGATACTTTAATTTTAAGGTTGTCCAATACTTATTCTAAGTTGTCAAAACCAGAATTAACTGTTTCCGATCTTATTTCTACCGCAAATGCCAACTCCACTACAGGGCCCTCTAACGTATCCGCGGGCGCAGCTACTCTAATGGACAGTATATTAAACGTATCAAGAAACTTTTCAACACATTTTCATTCTAAGTATGTAACTGAAATAGAAAATATGAGATTAAAACCAGGCATAAGAGTTCACCTTAGGGCCGGATATGGGGCAAACCCAAATAGCTTGGATACAGTATTTAATGGAGTTATTACACAGGTTGAACTTGGAGAAATCGTAACAGTTACTTGCCAATCTGACGCCATTGAGCTCAGCCCTATTATTAATTCATCAAACAAAAAAGGTGATAGCGGAAAAATAGATGGTGGAATCAACACAGGATTCTGGCTTTCTGAACCAAGAGATTTGATGATTAGATTATTGTCAATGGGAGCATCTAGAGTAAGAGAAGCTTTTGCCCATGCAACAAGGGGTTCTGTTTTTTCTGAAAATAAATTTGGCATTAGACATTTTGGTTCAATACTTTATGAGCCATTAACTGAAAGAGAAAAGGCTCAAGCAAGCCAGTACAGAAATACTGTTTCAGATGTATTTAACGTTATGTCTAATAATCCATTTACTGGTACAGTTGGAGCAATTGGAAATTCTATGGCAAACGTAGCATCATTTGGAGGAATAGAATCTGCAGGTGGCAGTGTCAGAACTCCCGTCTTTGGGATGATGCAAATGATGTGGACCAATTTTTCTACACAAAGAGATATGGAAATATTTAAAAGAAATATTTATCCTGGTAATGGTTTAGGAATATCTCAATTTATGGGCGGAGATATAGATGATGGTTGGTCCGTTTTAACAAGCATTGATGAAAATCAAATAGAAAATGAAAAGTTTGGATACTTAGATAGACTTAATGACTCATCTTGGAATCGTCTTATACAAGCCTCAGAAAGAGAAGCTAATCCAGCAGCATCAAGCGTTCTTGGTACAGTAACTGCTTCAAGTAAACTTGTTGATTCATCTAAAGCAATTGGTACATCGCAAGTTCTTGGCGGTTTAGCGATAGGCGCAGTTGCCGCAATGGCTGCCCCCTTGGTCGTTGCTGGAGCCCCAGCTATAGCTGCTGTTGGCGTAACAGGAAGTCTGGGGGGATCAGGGCTAATGAAAAATTTAGCTGGAAGAGGAACAGCAAACATTTTTAAAACTATGGGTCTTGTATCTGATCTTGATGATGACATATATGATGAAGTATCTTTTAGAGCTCAAACATATATGAGATCAGTTTGGGACATGTTCCAGCTATGTGCAAGACTTCTTCCTAACTATATAGTCGCAGTTAGGCCGTTTGAAGATAGATCAACAATATTTTATGGCAAACCACACTGGCTATATACCTCTGGTGTATATCCAATTTCTACTGGATTCCACATTGAAAGTAAAGATTCGGAAGTTGAAGGGCCAGTTTGGTCTAGTCCCGACTATTTAATGAATGATATTATTAATCAAATTAATAAAGAATCAACTCCATTAGCAGATGCAAACGCATTTACTACCCTACAAGAGTCTAAGCTTTCTGGAATGATGTCAAGCTTTGCAGAAAATTCTTTAACCTTTGAAGATATTTTTAAAGCTGGAGAGCCTCTCAACGGTAAAATTATTAATTTTGGAGATGTTGACAGAGGTAGATATTATGTAGATGGAGAGATTAAGTCTATTCTTCCAGTAAATAAAGGAAAAGTGCAGGTAGGCTTTCACTTGCCATTTGGTGTAGTAGGGGACATAGTTTCTCCAATCCAATTGGACCACAAACAGGCAGACTTTTTGCCAATGAGATTTAGATATCCATTCTTTACAAATAGAACATCTGGAGTTCTTAACTCTCTTGATTTTGATAAGATTTTTAATCTGAATGATCAAAATGCTGTAGAAGAAAGACTCGCAAACATAATAGAAATTTCAAAGTTTGAAAAAGATTTAATAGATAAAGAGGGTTCAGAAACAAAATTAGTATCAACAAATAGTAGTGGCGAAAAAGTTCTTAACTTTAATTTTCCATTTGGACAATATTTAGCCGCATCTCCATTTGCAGAAGCTTTAAGTAGCGAAGCTGCTTTTGACCCCTCAGGATTTTCTACACTTGAAGGATCAAGCGTAGCTAAATTTGCTGGTCCTGCAAGTCAAATTATTCAAATGCCACTTCCAGTTATTCCTGAAGGTCAGTCAATTGAGTTTGAAGATGAATTAAAAGATATCTATGGCGATATCGACGACGCTTACTATAGGCAGCTTGAAAACCCCTATGCTGCACTTAATTTTACTGAATGGACTACTCCAAAAGATGCTCTTCACGAACAGTTTTATGTTGCCATGAGATGGCCATACAACCCGTTATTAACCAGAGACAACCCTGATGATTTCACTCAAGATGAGCAAGAAAGAAATAATGTTCTTCAAAAGTTTAAAGAACAATACAGATTAAATGACTTTGAATTATCTGGTTCTGCTGATGACTATAAACAAAGAAGAGTTCTTATTTATAATCCAGACTCAAAGCAAGCAGTTGTTTGCGCTCCAGCATATTTCTTGTGGAGCGATAGTGATCCGGATGGATCGGGAAATACTGAAGCAATTGTATCTCCCGATGCGGCCTTGTTCCTAGGACTGCTAATTAATGAAGAAGGCGAAATATTTTCTCCAACAGAAAATCTTCCAGATGTTTATGACGAAAGTGGAGTATTGGCAGATTCTTGGGAGTTGCTAGGGATGTCTGAAACTTCCTTGAAAGAATGTTATTTTGCTTTTGTTCATGACTCAGTGCCATTGGGTGTTGTAACAAGCGCATTTAATCCAGCTAAAAAGTTTTATAGCAGCGAAGTCGGAGAAGATTCTGAACAAGAAACTTTTACAATTGGTTTTGGTAATTTTGTAGTTAAAAATAATTTTGACATAACCAATGAAGAAGATAGAAGAAGAACAAGACAAGATGTTAAGTATGTATATGCACAAAACGCATTTGTTGATAAACCAAAATTTACTGGCCTAAAAAGTAACACTTTAATACCAAAACAAAATGAAAATTTATCAGCAGCAGATAGAATAATTGTTACTCAAGATCAAAAACAATTTTTAGGATCCTTGTCTAGTGGAGGCAATTATCGTTATTACTTTGATAATCTTCGTTCAAATGAATTAGATAAACTAAAAGAGCAAACATTAATTGATCTATTAGATAGTCAAGACAATATAGATAATGGAGAAAGTTTAACTGGCTCAAGTGAAGATTTTATGTCAGTTTTTGATATGTCCGATACAGTATCTATAACAGCAAGAGGCTTTTATGACGAAAGCTATGATGCTGGAGTGAAGGTTATTGCTGGCAATGGTAGAAATGTTAGTCAAGCTCAGTGGATTTGGAACCAGTTTAGAGTTGGATACCATACATATGAAAGTGTTAAAAATATTTTTGCAGAGATTTACGGAATGGATCCAGATGAAGACGACATTGCATCCGCTCATCCTCTTATCACATTTTTAAGCACAGGCGACAACGATGGCTTAATAAAAGAATTTGAAGAGGACAAAGTATGGTCTAATGAATTTACTTCTCTTTTGGGTGCAGACTGGATTGGTAATAATATTAATTCTACAGCAGTATCAAAAAACCAAGCACTTTATAAAGCAGCAGAGCAATATCTAGATGGTGGAGTAACTGGAAAAAATGAAGAGGGTTTAATAGTTGATCCAAATGCTGGAGTCATTGATTATTACAATAATTTAATAACGCAAAGAGCAAGCTACATAAGAGATGCTGTTAAGTCAAATACTCAGTTACTTAGCTCAGTATCCTCTTCCGGTGCCACCACAACAGCAACAAGTGCGGATGGAACAGAATTTTTAACAGATGATCAAAAAGCTGATGAATTTTTAAAAAATATAAAAACTCCAAAACAACTATTTCTTTTACTAGTTGGATTGTTTAGAGATCAATTATGGAGAGATCCTTATGCAAGAGCTTGGGTTGTGTTAAAGCCAGATCGCAAGAGATTTGTTATGGGTGACGATGAGCAAAAATCGGACAGTTGGAGTTTTAGGCCTCTTGATAAAATTTGGCAAGCTTTTATTGACTACAATGGCACATATGGAAAAGACGCAACAAAGCTAAAACAACTTCTGCAATCAAACTCCGGAGAAGGTAACAGCGCCACAAACTGGATGAGTGGAATGGTAGAAGATGGAAAAAATTTCTATGACAGAAACATAGGTCCAATCTTTACCGTTTTTGGAAGTGCTATAGGCAACCTGCTTAACTTAACTAGAATGTCATTAGCTCAGATGGGCTACGGAATAACTGAGCATGATAACTTTGCAAAACAAGCAAATGTTCTCAATAAGGCCTATAATGATTCTTTATATTATTCTTTGGGAAGACCAGGATCTCTTTTAAGAGCGGTAGACAATCCATTTACAAGAGAATACGGAGAACCCGTTGTAGAAATTAGAGAGCCCTTCCAAAGAATACATTTAATTAATTCCTTTAATCATATTCTTGTAAATGGAATTCAAGAAAACATTGGGGGAGTGGCTACACAGATTACTGCAGTTTCTGATGGGCAGTATCCTGTTACTGTAGCTTTGGACAAAGCAGCTCCTCCAGAGAGACAAGTTGAAAAGACTATAGAAACAGGTTTGTATTTTGACAACATTAGAGGTTCAGGATTCTGGGGAGTTCTACATCCAATATTTAATCCTCTGGAAACAATAAGAGGAGTTTCTAAGTTTGCTTCTGGAGAGCCAGACGAATTGACCGCAAGAAGAGTCGGCTTAGCACACTTAAAAGAATCTATCAAAGATGTATATAGTGGTGAGATAACTCTAATGGGAGATACGTCAATAAGGCCTCATGACCTAGTGTATATTACTGACTCTTACGAAAGAATGTATGGCATATTCGAAGTTGAACAAGTGGTGCACCACTTTACTCCAGAGATGGGGTTTGTTACCTCAGTTACGCCCAATGCATTTGTTAGCGTAAATGATCCAGCGAGATGGTTTGCATCAAGTTGGATTTCAAGAAGTATGTTTGCTCAAAGTTCCAGAGATCTGGCTAGAAGAATGATGTCTTCTGAAACAGCAAACTCTCTTATAGGATCAGATGGAACAGTTTCTATTGATAATTTGGCGCAGTCTTTAGGTCCACAAATGACTGGCGGACTTATGTTCACTCATGGTCATTCAGCCTTAATTAAAGACATAATGGCCAACATAGCAGCCGACGCAATACCAGACCAAACAGAACAGATAAGGGCAAAGATCAAAGCTTCAACAGGAAAGCAAGATGGGGATTTAGGCGGAGCAATAACAATGGTGGTTGGAAGTATGGCTCTTACCGCTGCTACCACTGCTTTGTCGGCAGCTTTTGCGCCATTTACCATGGGTACTTCATTGGCAATTGGATTCTCTGCAGGAGCAATTGCTAGCGACCTTGTTTGGAGCGCCTGGAAACATACTAGAGATAACGTATTAGATCAGCACGGTTGTTATGTTCAGTATTTAAATAAAAATGGTCAACCAATGGACGCTGGTTTATCTTTTAATCAAGGAATGGTCGTAGGAAGAGCGCATTCAAAAAAATTAATTCCACAACTTCTTGGAGTTAGAACTTCAGTCAGAACAGAAGATGGATACTCCTATGTAAGAAGTGATGATATATTTAAGAGTATAGGATGGAAAGAAAAAGAAATCAATGACCTAGTAAGGCACATCAGTTTAGAAAACGCTATTGTAAGTGCTCAAATATTAAAGTATTCAGGAATTGGTCCAGAAAAAACTGGTTTTAATCAATTCTTTAAAGTAATAGGAACTGTTTCTCACGTGGTTGATGGTGACACATTTGATGTTGTTGACGCAATAACTAATAAAACATTTAGAGTTAGATTTGAAGGCGTTAACACAAGTGAATTGGCACAGATCAACATCAACTCTGCACTAGAGGATACTCTCTTGTTAGAAGAAAGCGCAAAGATTTTTAATCCGCTATCCCCAGCAGGGCAAGCTTTGCTCTTCACCGCAGATGCCGTAGTGGGCAAGATGGTTGTTCTAAGAATAGCCGTGTCTCCAGACAATAGGGATATACTATCTGCTGAAGACTTAGAGGCAGGCGCAGAGGCTAACGATCCAGAAAGATATCAAAAGGCTACAAAATCTGGAAGATGGCAAACAGATAGCGAAAGATATATGGCTACAATTTTTTATAGAACAGATTTAAACATAGAAACAACCGCAGTAGAAGATGTAAGAAAGCTTTTTGTTGATAATGTTTCTTCCGCAGATATGGCACAAAAAGTAAAACAATTAATTAAAAAACGTTTTTATCCAAAATCTGCAATAGAAGCTAATTTTGATAAAATATATAATAAGTTAATTAGTATGTCTAGTTTGAAAAACTATTTCTTTGATAGCGGACAAATTGATCCATTGTATGGAATGTCTGAATCAAATAAAAAAGCTTTCTCCGCACTAGTTGCTATACTAATACTATATAAGATCTATGACGTTGCTTCTCAGTGGCCTATGGTTGGCTGGGATGAATATTATAGCGATGGAACTCCGTATACCTTAAACTGGGACTTAATAGAAAAAGGTCTTGCACAAGTATACACAAAGGGTCTCTTGTACGTGGATAGTCCAGCTGTTCAAGACGCATCAAGTTTAATTCCGACTGTTAGAAAGGTACCTTAAAAATGGCTTCTGATTTTAGTTTTAATTTAGAAGATCTATCAGATGGCAAGTCTATAGTATCTAAAATGAAAAGTTCTTTTTATCCCGAGAACCAACAAGTTGTAAAGGGCACTTCCTATGCAATGGAGGGAGAGGTCGGCAGAAGCTTAATGTCTAGAGACCCTGCAAAGATAATCCAAGGAGATGGAGTCTTTAGAAACCCTGCTTTTGCTTTAGCTGGTTACGAACAAAATACTAAGTCAGCAATGCACACTGTAATATCTATGGGAGCAGATTTTGATGACGAAACAACAGTTATAGATCCAGACGATCCAACAAAAACCCTTAAAGGTTCTCAAGCTAGAATGGAAATAGCAAGAAAGTCAGTAATGTCAACTGGCTTTGCTCCTGGTGGATTTGAAAAATCAATGAATGCTTTTGTGGCAAGCAAGGTTAGCGTTTCGACAGGTGGAGATTCTGGAGCAGGAGCAACTACAGGAGGAGCTGGAACCGGAACCGGAACTGTAACAACTTCTACTGGAGCCACACAGCCACACACAACAACGTCATACGGAACTTCCGGGGCTGCTGGAGTACTTAATGGCTCAACTAGAAAAATAGCTTTTGCTGAAGAAATGGACGTAAGAGAAAGAGTGGTATACGATCAAAAGGTTGGTCAATTACTAAAAAAAGCAAACTTTAAAACAGAAGGAACTGGAGATATAGCTGTATTTAGAGGTGGTTTTAAGTTAAGCTTTAATAAATCTGGAATGGTTAATGGAGTGACGTCTCAAGCCGCTAAAAAAAACCAACAGAACCTTGGAGGTCTTGGTTTTGAGATCCATCACAGTGGGTACTATGTTGAGCAAAATGGCAGGTATGTATATAAGGAAGATAAAATTACTGGACTAGGTAGTGGAGAAAAACAAATATTAATGTCTCCCACTCTAATAGAGTTCTTACTTAGAATAACTGATCATCTTTATATTATGGGTGACACTGGAGTTTGGAGAGGTATAGCTGGACCTAATTTTAGTAAACTAACTGCAAATAACAATGGAGTTAGTGACCATTCTTTTGGTAGAGGGTTTGACATTAAAAAGATAGGATTAACTACAGCCAATGTTAGCTATGTTTTAAATAATCCAGTTCCTCCACCAGGAAAATACTTAGAAGCCTTAGACCTTTTTCTCTCCCATGTTGAACAGCTTCCCCAAGAGTTGCACCCTGATTTAATTGTGGTTAGTTCAGATTTAGAAACAGAGCTTGGAATAGTCGAAGGCCTAGAATCTTCTAGTTCTCCAATTAGAGTTAAACATCCAGACCTTGCACCATTTACTAATATTTACTGTGATAAAAACCATAGAAACCATATACACGTAAGTTGGAGTTCAGCAAGGTGTGGAAGTTATTCTCTTCCAGTCACAGCACCTCCAGCTACAACTGGCTCATCAGGTTCTGGTACTGTTTCAGCAGCAAGTGTTGGTTCTGCCCTTTCGGCACCAATGTTAGTAAAGTTAAAAAAAGAATACTATACTGGATTAGAAGATGCAGATACATTAACACCTCTTGATATATTTCAATTTTTATATAATTATGGTGGATTTATAGCAGAAATAGCAGCAATATTTGCTGGTATAGCTGTAAGAGAAAGTAATTGTGTACCATTTGTAAATAATAGACAGCGGAGCATTTGGACTATGGCAGTTCATTACTAGAACATCAGGAGGAGGAAAAGGTATTGTAAAAATTGTATCTCCAACTGAACAAAGAGTAAAGTGGTGGCACTTAGCTTATAAGAATTGGAAAGCAGAAAAACTACAGGATTCTAATGACCAAGCAGCTACATATTGTGACACCTTTATTAGAAAGAAACAGAATACAGATCCAGAAGGAACTAATGGATTAAGAAAGAAAAAGGGCGGAGCTGGAAGACAATATTATGACAGAAGAGCATTTGCCCCCATTAATCAAATATCTTTCCTAAGAACAAAAATAGGCAAAAGAACAGACGTTTCAGATATTGTTGGCTCTATGGATAATGGAACAAAAAATGGAATATTTGCTCCATGGGGAGCTGTTTATCTTGAACATAGTTGGATGTCTGGATTAGATTACGAGATAATCAAAAAAGTTTTTACAGAAGGAACTGGTAGAGATTCTTCAGAGCTAGACACTTGGATTCTATCAAGTGTTCCAGCACAATCCGACGCTAGAAAAGTTGACACTACAGATCAATCTGGAAGACAAAAAATAGAAGTGTTTGTTAGAGATTCTAAAAAATATGATATTATATATAAGTAAAGGATATTTTTATGGCAATTAATTATCCAAAATTTGATCAAAAAATAAATAGCTTAATTCAAGACTCCAAAATGCAGGAGTCAAAAACAAGACCAGGAACTATAATGGTATTTGATAAAATGTCAAATACTGCAACAATTGTTCTAGACGAAAAGTTTGGAGGTACAATTGGCGACATAATAGACCGAGTCCCTTGTCCATTCACCTATGGGCTCCAATCTGTAGCGCCTCATCCTGGAACTAGGTGTGTAGTCGCATTTAGAAACGACTCAGAAAGAGATCCGTATGTAGTGTCTATTATTGCAGACGCTTTTGACACTGCAAAAACTATAAGAAACAATTCAGTAAATACTGGAATACCAAAGTTTATGATTTAATATGATAGAAGAACCAATAGATAGGGCTAGACAGCCCTTTAATGAAATTACAGAGTTAAAAAAAAGAAAAGAATTTTCTACAAGAGAAGTTGGGATTAATCATCCAGACAATAAAGGCTTTATAAGAATTAATGATTCTGGAGAAATAGAAATTTTTGCAGCTCCTGGAATAGGTATTGTAATCAGCCCAAGTACTAGGGCTATATCTTTTTTTGCAGATTCTATTAAATTTTATAGCAGGGAAGATGATGGCCTAAAGTGGAATAACTCTTCTTTTAACCCGGCCTCTGATGTGTATAATGAGCCAGCCTTGATTAAAACTAGTGACTTTTATAATAATCCAGCTTTTTATAAAGTTAGTCATTATTTAAATAATTTAGACGAACTTGATGAGATAGAATCGGTTTCTCCCATTACTATAGGTGGTGACTCTGGTTTAGGTTTAGTTCCTGGACAAGAGGGTGATTTCTTTACTCCAGCAGTTGAGCCAGAGCTAAGTGAGTCGGATCAAGCTTTGCTAGAAAATTATATGAAAACGCATTCTGATACTGAAATTAGAATGTTAAAATATTTATTAATAAATGGATATTCTTTTTCAGAAGCTTCTAAAAAAGTTGAAAACAACGACTATCAAGTCGGAAATAATATGGAAGATTTTCCTTGGATAGAAAATGATTTGGAATAAATATGTCTGACTTTTACCTAGATCTTTCTGGTGATTTAAAAATATCTCCAAACAAAGATATCGCAATGGTTCAAAGTAGATCTCAAAATGATATACAACAGATATACCTTAGGTTAATGACCGAGCCCGGAGATTTTTATATTTATCCAAAACTAGGAACAGAGTTAAATGTGCTGTACGGAATGCCTCAAAGTCAGGCAACCGGAGAGATGGGTAAGCGCTTAATAAGACAGGCCCTTTTGAGAGAAAATGTTTTTGCAGATAGAAAGATATCTATTACAGCAGTGCCAACGTCAAATAACTCTATAAGGTTTGATGTTCACATAGAGGATAACTCAGTGGATCCAATCACAATATCTGTAACGCAAGAAATATAATATAGGAGACAAAAATGCCAGTGGTGTATAGCAAAACAAAAGATCAGATACTATCAAAGATATTATCTTCACTTCAGCAAAACGCTGGCATAACAGCTACCTATCCAGGCTCAGTTGCAAGAGCTTTAGCAGAATCAATGGCTGTTGAAATCGGAGATCTTTATGAGGCTATTAGATTCAGCGTTGAACAAACATCATTATCAACGGCATCAGGAAGATCTCTTGACCTAATTGGTGATCTATATGGGGTATTTCGCAGATCTGTTTCAGAAGACCTTCAGCAGGAAAGAGCAAGCTTTAACCTATCCTTTTATATAGATGGTCCACATTCATCTAACATTATCATACCTAAGGATACGCTTATATATAATAATGTTACAGATTTTTCTACGGTTCAATATCAGTATAGGTTGGTAGACAGCGCAACAATCATTGCAGGAACCACTAGAGCATTTGGTAGAGTTATTCCTAACTTTACCAGTACAGACTTCACTGCTTCAAAAAATACTTTAACTCAACATAACTACATTCCACCAAGTGGATTAATAGTTTACTGCACAAATACAAAAGAAGTATATTCTATGGTCAACATGGAATCTGATGACATGTATAGAAAGAGAATAGTTAAGGCAATAAAAGCTAATTCATTTGGAACGGCAGAATCTCTTAGATTAAGAGCATTGGGCGTCCAAGGAGTTAGAGACGTAAGAGTTAGAGAGTCAAGCTATGGTCTTGGTTCATGTGACATAATAGTTGTTCCAGAGTCTCAAAGAGTTACAGCTAATTTGGTCACAAGCATTTTTAACTCTTTATCAGAAGCTAAGCCTGTAGGTATTAAGTTGAATGTAAGGATTGCCGAAAGGGCTCCAGTTCATCTTGCAGTTAGCGTGGTTCTTCCTACTGGAATTAGCACCTCTACTGCAACTGGAATTGAGAACCAAATATCTCTTTTTTTAAGATCTTACTTGAATTCTAAAACAATTGGTGATAGTATATCTAATGGAGACATTGAAGGAATAGTTAGATCAGCATCTGATTTGGTTAAATCGGTGAATGTTTTGAGCGTTTCAGTAAATGGTCAAGAAGTGCCAAAAGGTATTTTTACAATAAATGATGATAGACAGTACATGGTAGCTGGATCTGTGTCAGTATTTTCTGTTATAATGTCTTCTATAACTTATTAAACAGAAAGTGATGTACATGAAAGAAAAGTACTTTCTTGTCACCAACAAGTCTATTGTAAAAGCAAAAAATATGACTCATGCAAAAGCATTAATTGGTGGCGACGATAGCGTTCCTGGCAGCATTATGACAGATAATGCAACCGCAAGAGAGGTTGATGAAGAGAATGCCTCTTCATATTTTTCTGTAATTTCAGAAGAAGATTCTTTTGAAGATCAATACGAAGACTACCCAGAAGTTGCTTCAGCGGCTTCATCAATACCAGCTTCTACTGTCGACTTTTTAAGATCAGAAAACAAAAGACTTGCTCGTCTAGTCGATAGATATAAGAATGTTAGAGACGAAGCAGGGCACATTGTCTATCAGGCTGCATACGATGCATTTAACGAATTTGAACTGCCAAAGATACCAAAGCCTTCATTTCCAAAGTCTTCGTCAACATCAGAAACTGCAGTAGCTGTACTGGCAGACTGGCAGATGGGCAAAGTTACTCCAGATTACAATACAGAGGTCCTAGCTAAAAGAATGGACCTCTACATGGATAAGCTGATTGAGATTACAAACATACAAAGAACTCACCATCCAGTTAAGAACCTTCATGTTTGGATACTCGGAGATATAGTAGAAGGTGAAGAAATATTTCCAGGACAAAGCCACCTTATTGACTCTGGGATATATCGACAAGTTGGAGTTAATGGCCCAAAGATTCTTGGCAACTTCCTTAAGACCGCCCTTGAACACTTTGAGCACGTACACGTAACTGCTGTAATAGGTAATCACGGTGCCGTAGGTGGACGCATGAGAAAGCAGCACGACCCAGAAACAAACATGGACAGACTATTGTATAAGATCTGTGAAATGATTTTTGAGTCTGAAGAAAGAATTTCTTTTAATATTCCAGATGGAAAAGGCGAAAGAAACTGGTATGCAGTTGACTATATTGGTTCTTATGGAACATTATTAATTCATGGTGACCAAATGCCATCACCAAGCGCTACTCACGGTTACTATAAGAAGGTAATGGGATGGAAAGACGGTGCTATTCCTGAACGTTTTGACGATGTATTCATGGGACATTATCATCAGCAGGCTAAGATGACCCTTGGAAGTACTATATTAAGAGTCTCTGGCTCTCCAGAAAGCTACAACACATATGCACAAGAATACTTCCATTCCATGAGTAGACCATGCCAGCATCTAATGTTTGTTCACCCTGACAATGGAGTAACTTCCGAATATTCAATATGGCTTGATTCAGTATAGGAATATATATATAAAAAATGAAAACCTATTTTTTAGCTTTAATTAATACAGACTTCACAGTGAGTCGGAAACAAATGGGTTTCCGACTCATTTGATCTGTATTCAAATAGGTTTTATACAAACTACTCTACTTATAGAAATATTTATGGAAATAATTTATTAGACGACTATACCTTTACGGGAAATACAGTAATTTCGGGAGCAACTCCAAGTATAGTTGGATCATCAACAGTAACTGATTTTGGTGAAATAATTAATGATCAAGATTTTGGCGAATATTTTGTTTTTGATTTTAACGAACAAGACGGATCATATTACTTTTATGATTTACTTCAAAGCGCAACCCCTTATCGTGTATTAACTTCTGCATCTAGCTTAAACTTGCCAAGGTTTGTTGATACTAGATCAGCAATTAATATACTTGGTTTTAAGCATTCTTTTACCAACTTGCCAGGATTAGAAGATCCACAATTTTCTGTTAAAATATTTACTTCAGATAAAGACACTACTTCTGAAACAGAATGGAAACAAGTAGCTTATACGGATAGTAAAAATAATATTTTATTCCTTAGATCGTCAGAAAGGTACGCAAAGTTCGAGCTTGATTTTGAAGTAAGTTCAGATATATCTTCTGCAAACTTTTTATTGTTGGTTCAGATTGAAATTAATGAACCATCAATTCCTAATATATCTGAACATTCTAGAAATGTATTGTCTAGATTTCCTACTTGGACAAAAATGTATACAGACTCTTTGGAAAGAGAAGTATCAGAAACTGCAACTCCAATTAGCCAAGCTGGAAAAATAGTAAGTTCTATTTTTCGTGATGATTTAGATGAAATTGATAGACTAGTTGATTCTATAGAGCTAGAGTCATACATATCAAGTGCTGACATTAGAGAGCTTGCTTGGATCTACATATCAACTCCTGTAGATCCAGGATTTGTTGAAGTAAGAGGTGATGGAATTCAGCTTGGCAGACTATCTTCTTATGAAGATTTAATAAAGTCATTGCCAACTGATTATTCTTTCTACTACGATTTCTTGTCAAGAAGCTTGTATACGTTAAGGCCTTTTGATGAAATAAAGACTGATCAAAAAATTGTAGATCAAATAGTTGTACAAAACTATAACTCTTTTGATGAATTTGGATTAAGAGTAGGTCTTACTAGACTTTATCTAGAATCAAATGATAATTTTAAAAAAAGAATATTAGACGTATATTTAAATCCTCCGTCGGTTAGCAAGCTTGGTTTGCAAAAAACTCTTAGACGTGAGCTGGATATATGGAGAGCTTATGGAGCAACTCCTGATTCTAATTATGTTGGAGCAACTCCAGAAATAATTGAAATATTAAATTTACAAAAGTCAACTCCATATTTTGATCTTAGCGGAAATCCACTTCCAACTATGTTTTCTTTTGTGGAAGAATTAAACGATAGATTTGCTGTTAACGTCGGATATGCAAAGTGGAGAGAATCCTATTGGGATTATGCCGGTGCTAAACAAGAAGGTGTTTCTAGCATTCCTCAAATATCTGATGTTAATAATATAAATCAAGAGTATTATCAGACAGGTGTCGGAGATTTCGACGATGCAAAAGTTATTTTAGAAACACTTGATAGACAGACTGCAGATAAATATTTTACTTTTAACGTAAAAGGAATAAAATCTGACGAAATAGAATATGCCAATGAACCAATTAGTATATATTATGATTCATATGTTTCATATTATGAAAAGTATTACGATCATGGTACAGCAACTCTTAATTATATTATAAATCTTAGACTTAGGCCTCATGGAAGAATGACCTCTGCTAGAACATACTCAGCTTTATTAGTTGATAAGCCAAAAAACATTTATGCCCCGAATTCAAGTTCATCTCCAGAATATATTATAAGAAATATATTTACTCCCACAAACTATTCAGATCCAACTATTAGATTTACAGATAATTCAACTCCATATTATAATATTATAAATCCATCAGCTACACAAAGTTACGCAATAAACCAAATCCCTGCAGCCTATGTAGAGTCAGCGACTATAACCTATAGCGCTTTTGTGGATAACAATAATAGTACTGGAAATTATGGCTGGATTAGATTAGAAGGATCAACTCCAAATAATTATATTACCAGTTCTAACACTAGAGTAATTAAAAATACAGCAACACCAACATATCAAGATCTTACTTTAAAATTAGCATCTAATATATATAACGACCCTAAGAGCCGCTTAGTCGTTACAACAAAAGTTAGATCTAGCGCAGTTAACCAAAAACTAAACGAGAGTCCAATATTTGCTGAAAAAAATAATATAGTAATCAATCCTTCTGATATAAAATCTAAGTTTGTTTTGCCAGTAGCATCTACTCCAGAATACATTTATATTGAAAATGTTGTTGTTGACAAATATGATGTAAACCATTCTACTGCACCATACTCAAATTACGGTGGAGTTTCTCATAATAGGCAAACAGATAATTATGAGCTTATACCATCATCGCCAAATATTATAATAAGTATTTTAAATCCAGATTTTGCAACACCACATTTGCATGACAGTTATATAGGCGTAACTGGTGGCTCTACTTATAATTACTACTTTAAATCAATTAAGTGGCCATATCAAGCTAATCCAGAAAAAATAATGATAGCTTCTGCAGATGGTGCACACTATCCTCTTGAGTATAAGGTGTGGGAAAATTTTGAATCTAGTTATAATTCAACAATCAATTATAAAATTTCAAATAATGGCGTACTTTTGTCTACTCCAAACGATGGAATTGAAGATTTAAATAATCAGCAAAACAATTTAATTGGCACTTTTGATTTCACAAGAAGCCAATTAGGTTTATCAGCCTATGAGCAAGATCCTAACCTAATTATTAAGTCAATAGAAGTAATAAATAATGACAACGAAACTATTGTTTGGCAAGAAAATTCTTATGATGAACTTGGAAATATAAATCTTAATTATTTAGATAATCAAGATAACAAGTATAAAATGAAGTCAATTCAATTCAACGCTAAGTATGATGTAGAAGCAGAAAGATATTTAATTCCTTCACTAAGATCTGGATGGTATTATTATCAAAGCTCTCCAAACTATGGAGCTACACAGGGATATATCTACGCTGAGCCAAAGTCATATACTTCCAGTCTTGATTATAACTTTAGTATTGGAGAGACCGCTAAAGCTGGATCGCCAATAGTTGTTAACGTTATTTCTAACGGATCAACGGCAGAATATTATCAGGTTTCCTTTTATGAAGAAGCAACTCCAAGCAATCTTTCTTATTATAATTTTGAATATATAATAGCAACCAATCCATATTCAATTTTCTTGGCATATAAAGATGTTTTTGATGTATCAATATACGACACATACACTGGAGAATATGTCACAACAAATGAAAGCTCTTCAACAAATGAAATAAACTTATTTTCTATTCCAGAACAAACCCCATTTGTTATAGATAGGGAATATAAGGTAACTTATAGAGTAAGAAATGTATTTAATGTAGATAATTTTGTTTATAATAATTTAACAGAACAATATGAAACTAATATTACTCTTCTTTCAACTCCAAACAGTAACTATACTACTAGTGTTACTTATGAATCTTCTTTATATGATAAAGATTTTGAAATAAATAATGTTTATTTAAATCCAGTATACAATCCAATTTCGGAAGGATATTTATACCTTTCTCACGATAGCTATGATGCTCAGTCAGCTGATTTATATGTGTCTCCAAAAGAAATATTGGATGATCAAATAGATTTTTCAGTAATATCAATCCTTTCAAAAGATCAAAATGGTAATCCAAAGCCAAACCAAACCTTTGAAATATCTGGACAGAACATTTCTGCTACTCCACAGTATGTTACAACTAATAGTGACGGTCTAGGTAAGGCAATTATACGAAACTCAGGATCTAGTATTTCAAAAACAGAATTAAGAAGTATCTATATTAATGGTGTACAAAACGGAAGTATTAATGCTGACGAGAACAGTGACTCATATGGCATATCAGCTACCGCTAACTATTACGTTAAGCCCGCTAATGTTGCACACACGTCTTTGTATGCAGATCCAGATAAGAAAATTATTACAGCTGATGGCAAAGAAGTTTTAAATATAATTGGAGAAACCACTTCCAATTCCACAGTCTATTGGAGAAAGGCTAGAAGCGTTTATTCTGCTTTGGCAATGGGCTATTCAGCAAGTTCAGCTACTCCTGGCCAGTCTGTGAGCTCCGGCTATGTTGTGTCTGATCAATATGGAAAGTTTAAGATTGGTCCATTTATTGTTCAAAATGACGCAACTCCAGGCTATTGGTTTACAGTAGTTGATACCGAGTCTAATTCATCTATATCAACAAATCCTATTACTATATCAGGAGACATAGTTTATTGGTACGAGAAGTACGATTCAGTACAGTCAGATAATCAAGAGTCAGTTTATATACCTACGTCAAATGAGTCTTCTGAATATGAATCTTACAGAGAAGATCTTAAATTTAAAGTTGATAGTATTACTGGATCAGAATATTATGATTCCGAAGCGGCAACACCTTGGAATATGCCACGCTGGTATCCAATAGATAGGTTCACCCAATATCAATTAGGATATTTTGGCAGTACTCCAAACACTATAAATAATTTAGATAATCTTCATAAAGATTTTGAAGAGGAATAAAATGAGAATATTTGAGAATAAAACAGATAACAAAAAAGAAAATGCAATTAAAAAAGGAACAGTAGTTCCAAAAGGTGCAGTAAATCTTGGATGGTATTCTTCTGACGAAATAAGTCCAGCAAATTCTCTTAGTGTTGTGGACTTTTCTCAGAATATTCCTGAAGCAACCGTTCCAGCATCTTTGGTGGAGACAGATTCTATAATGTATGCAGATGAGTTTGGGGTATTAAGATACGCTCAGTCGGATCCATATAGGTCACAGTTAAAGCATTCTCCGATTCTTCCTAGCGCAGAAGTTTCAATCAGTGACAAAGTTTTAGATTTATCTTCTCAAGATGGATTAAACTTTACTACATCAATAGATAATCTTTCTACAAAAATATTTGCTCATAGCTACTACGTAAGTAATCATTTTATAATACAAAATAATGACTTTCCTGTGTTTACTAAAATAATTTCATCTTTACCAGTTGAAAATCCAGATTCTTTAAATATAAAAGTTGTGGATCAAAATGGTATCAAATATCAAAATGAAAATGGTGAAGAAAGATACAAGATTATACTAGAAAAGTACTTGCCAAACGGTGGAAATATTTTAGCAAGCACTTCTTTTTATAGAATAATAGTTCTTTTAGAAGATATTAATCCCAGTAATTTAAGTTTAGTGTATGATAAATACGAAATAACTTCAGATAGCCTTCCAAAGAATCAATTCTTAGGATATAAAGAAACTATTAATTCTGTTAACTTATACGAACAAGTACAAGAAGAAGCAGAAGTAGTAGATTTTTCTTCTGAAGATAAAAGAGTTTATGCAGTTCAGATGTTTTCTCATAAAGAAAATAATCTATTAAAACATAAAAACGATGAGCCAGGCTGGAAAGCTTATGTTCCAAGAAAAGCTTTCCAAGACCCAAGAACTTTCCAATCTTTTAACTGGAGAGTAGTTGCAAAAATTAATTACGACTATGGACTTATACAGGGAAGAACTTCACCAATTGTAAGAGCAGCTGTAATTAAAAGATCATCTGAATCAAGAACGCAATATCCATATGTATTCAGTAATTTAGAGCAATTTAATATTAATAGCCAAAGACTAATAATGCAAAACCCTGCATCACCTAATGTTACAGATAAAAATTTAGCTTCTTACTGGGAAGTATCTTTATTAGATCCTAACATACAAAATTATAACTATGATATTTTATTTTGGTGCCCAACATCTGCAATCCTACAAGAAGAGTATATAGCTATAAGAAGATTGTTATCTAACGGTACTTCGGTATTTATAGACTGCTCAAACCTAGACATATCGTCCAGTTCTTCATCTGGATTGTCTCTTTTTGGTGTTAATTATTCTGCACAAAATAGATCGTCAGGTCTATTGAAGTTAAGTTCTTCATACTCAAACGGAAAAACAACCTTTAATGGCTGGAATATGCCAGAGTATTCACATTCAACAGGTAATGAAACATACGGTATATTTGGTATTAGAAAAAGTTTAATTAATTCTCAGTTATCTCAAATAAAATCATTTAGTAATAGTTCTGATTGGACTAATGCAGAAAGCTCCACCATTGCGTACTTGCAAGATGGAAGTAGCTATTATTCAGTTATATTTAAAAAGAATTATATATCAGATCAGAACACCAACTCTTCCACAACACAAATGCCCCAAGGTGTTTATTTTTGCTCAAATGCAATAGGCACATATCTAAACGATTCTTATGTTAATTCTGTGATAGGAACCTCCGTTGCTAACACAGGCGATAGAAATGGTTTAACTTTTTCATCTTCTTCAATTAACTCAATTACCGAAGGTCCGGCAAAACTTTTCTATAATATTGTTTTAGAAAGTATAAAAAACAAAAATATATCATCAACATCTGTTCAGTCACAATCTTCTATTCTATGGAGCGTTTCTCCATGGAGAACTTCTTGGACAATTAATGGAAGAAAAATAAATAATAAAATAAATATATTAACAGATAAAGAAAAACAAGACTATAATTTTTCTGAAAAAACAGAAATAACAACAGACGCAAATGCGCAGGCGGCTTCAACTAAATTTTGCAGACAGATATCTTCATCACTAGCAAATGTATTTGATTTAGATTTTGGCCAAAACTCTTCTATAAACTCTTCTATAGTTAATAGAGACTATTCAAACGTTACATTCTATATTGAATGTACAAATCCTAATGTAGAGTTTTTAAATTTTGGATCTTTAGGAAATGATCAATACTTTTATTCAAACAATAGATCTCCTTATTCAGTTTATAAACTTTCTACAGCAGCAAAAAATCAAATGCAGCTAGCAAGAACTGTAGGAATCGACGCCCACTCAAAAGTTAATTCGGCTGAAATTGATTTTTCTCTTGTTCATTATCCATACATTTTGGTAGATGAATCAGAATATACTTCACTGATAAGTGATAATAAAAAAATACCATCAAGGTATTTAGGTGATACTCAGCTTGTAAAAAATTATGATTTTTCTTTAAAAAATGAATTTTCTGTAACAAAAGTAACAGAGACAACTTCAACATACTCTGTTAGTTGGGAAGCTCCATTCTCTGTAAAAATGCAGGGAACTGGAGTAGTAAAAAATGCAATAGTTAGAAACGAAAACAGAACAGCAAGAATAGAGAGAAGTATATCTGATGTAGCAGAAAATTATTTGACTATATCAAATGTTAATTCTCCATTTAATAAAATGAAATATTCTTCAAAAATCTTTTCAAGAACAGACATCCTTGCTATTGATCAAGACTCGACTATTGTAACACAGAATAACTTTCATTACACAGACGACATTCCTAGATCAAAAAGAACGCTAGGATATAAAGTTAAATACCTTACCGATTCTAATGACAACAATACTGAAACAATGACCTATAGTGCCAGTAAGTTTACTGCATTTGAAAGTTCTTTTATAGACCCAACTTCTCTTGAAGCTCTTGAGAACGGTCATGGAAAATGGACAATAGGAGTAAAAGATAACGTCTCTGACACTAAGGTGTCTTTGTACAATTTAGCTCAACATTTCATTAGATATATAGCCAGTTCTCTAAGCGGTCTATATAATCCAGAAAAGTTTGGAGACCTATATGATGGTGATGTATTAAATACATTCCTTAGCAAGATATGGCCAGCTGGAACATTTTCTGGAATAAATTCACCTATGACTGGACTAAGAATGTTTGCCACAAGATACGCTAGTACTTATGCTAGTAAAATTTTTATACTTAATTCTAGTATAGATGCAGCAACATCAGGGTCGCCGTCTTCTAATAATTCGCAAAGATATATAGGGATTAAAAACAACTATGTAAGATATATTCAATATACATTAAATTGTCAAGCATCAAACATAGGCCTTACAAAAAAACTTGCAATAGATGGGGAATATGGACCTAAAGTTTCATCAGCAGTTTTATTATTTCAAAGAAAAAAATCTGTTAGTTTTTTTGATGGGGTAGTAGACTCTGAAACTAAATCTGTATTAGCTCATTTTTGGTTAGATTTGAAAATTAATAATCCAGATCAACTTCAGCAATTAATAAATGAAGCACCAGATGATGAAGTAAAAGAATACATATATTCTGCAATTGCATTCTCGGATATATCATCTGTTGGCAATTCAGAGTACAGAAGAATTAGTTTTACTGGAACAAAAGGATCGTCATACATTAATGATTATATAATTGTAAAAGTTCCAGATGGTACACAAACGCTTCACGGTTTTTATTTTGTTTCTGGACAATGGAAAACAAAAGTAAAACACGTTTATTTATATGATAAAGATCTTGTTTCTGGGGGAAAACATGTAATTCCAAACTATGGAAGAACATCAATTAAACCATTTTCCAATAGGCCGATTAATGTCACAGTACCAGAAAACGATGCTTACTACATTGATATAGCAGAGCGAAAAGGAATTAAGTATGTGATGCTTGAACTAGTAGGTGAAAAGATTAACGAACATGGACCCTATGCAGAGGGATTTTCTATTGGCGATATTATATTTGACGTTACAGTAAATGAAACTGTGCAAGTTTTTGAAGACGAACAGGGGGCAGTTTCGGGATACGCAGAAGGTAAAATAAAAGGAACTGCTACAATAGATGCAAATGGATACTCTGTAGTCGATTTAAATAGGCCATTGAATCTAGTTGCTAATACTGCATCCAGTAGCACTTTGACTATAAGCGAGATATCTTTTAATAATATATACGTAGATGCAGAAGATTTAGTACATCTACAGACTGATAGATATGTGAATCCAAACTATAATTCAACTACGCCATTTTATTTTTATCAAAATGGAACGCAAAATAATTCCCTTATTACTTACTCATTAAATAATCAAAATCTTAATTTTTCATTACAGCCGGTAAATACAGGAAATATTACGATATCTCAAGTTCCAACTATAACATCAGCACAAAAAACAAATATTTCAC